TCTCGCTTCCTCGGTCATCGGCATGTCCTCGATGTTCATGTCACCCACCATGTACCCCATCCCACTGTCGCGCACCCGGTCGTCGGCCCAGGCTTTGCCGCTTCGTCCCCCTAGGAGATTGCGGTAAAAGGACTCCCAGAAGGGAACCCCCTTAGTGAGCGCCAGGCCACATCCGCCAATGGCTGCTGCCCAGGCATCAAATTCCTCTTGGTTTGCCCATGAAAGTAGAGAGACAGCGTCCTTGCTGGGTGCAGTCCAGGGGTTGCGCACCATCCGGTACTTACCATCGCTGGCGAGCACCGGGTGGCACTGGCAGAACTCAATCTGCTCAAACTCGTAGACTGGCGTCTCGCGAACGACACAAAAGCCGCCGCGCAGGCACCACTCATCAAGCCCCTCGAACTTATGCAGATCGCTGGCGTCACAGATGATAACACAATCGTCGCCGTTGTTGCCGAGGCGCGCGTCGATGTTGTTAGCATATATGTACCCCAGGATCACCAGCGACATGATGGCACAGTTGCCCATGCCGGTATTGATCTCCCCACTCATGCGCCCACCATCGGTTTTGTACCTGATGAGCCCGTCGGCGGCTATAGCCGTGACGTCGTTCTTGAGTTGCATCTCCAGGATCCGCGCCAGCTGGGGGTCCTTGAAAGTCTCGTTGTAGATGCTGTGTTCAAATCGGAGGGCATCAGGCGACACGTGCTGGTCAAACCTGCTCGCGTCTAGTCCGATGCACACCGGGTTGTCATAGCGCCTCCAATGGGACCTCAGGACCCCAGCTTGCTGGATCGCGTTCAGACCCTTGAGTACTACCTTGTACCCGAACGCCCGCTCGAAAGCACGGAACAACTTTTTCTCGAATTTCTTGAGGTATTGACCAGATACGACAAGGTACTCGTCCGCGCGTGGCTGTATGAAGCGTGGAGCAGGATCCCCCTTGGCAGTGAAGTTCACTTTCTCTGCCTTCAAGAATCCTTTCACGCGTGCATCAGTGCGTTGGAACCCCCTCGAAGCAAGGTTCGCACATGCCCTCTCGTACCTCATACGCTTGCGCCCTGTGAACAACGCTGGGTAGTCAGCGAGGTCCACCTTGGGGGTCGGGGTCGTATGACGCACGAGCATGCCGCGAACGGCACGGAGATGCACACGGAAGAAATTGGGCTCAGGACGAGGCGGCTTCACCAAGCCGCTGGTCGAGGGTTTATACAAAACCCGCTCGGCCACCCCACGCAACAAATTGTTCAAACTGTTGTTATGCACGCCATACCGTACACCAGACCCAATGCCGGTATAGACGCGTATAACCCTCTTCGCTACCCTACCGACAAACTGCTTGACGACCACTCCTGGAACTGCGGTGTAGCGGACCGCTGTCTCCACGCCAGGCAGCACGGCAGGGCACCCCTACTGCTGCTGAATACGCGCCGCGCTGATACGCGCATTCCGGGTCCGAGACTCCCGGAAGCGCGCGGCGGCGACGTCCTCGAGGGTGGGCACGAAGCAGGCCTCAAGCGCCATGGGGTAATGGCGCGCTTGGTCCACCTTGCGCATGTCCACCCGTTCACTCAGCCACGACCTGAGCCAGCCGCTGACGATCATGCGGTTAGCTTTAGTGTCGCGCATAAGCCCGAACTTTATGCGGCATTCGACCGCCGCCGCCTGCGCAACCTGAGAG